AATCATGGGAGCTGATAAAGTGCTTATCAGTCCAACAGCTCAGATAATGATTCACAAAGCGTTGTATGGTTTTGTATCTGGTAACAGTGATGACTTGGACAAAGCTTCTAATGCGCTTAAATCTAGCGACCAAGCTATTGTGAATGCGTATGTTGCTAAGACTGGATTGGAAGAGTCAGTGATCATTGACATGATGAAAAATGAAACCTTCATGTCAGCTAGTGAAGCAGTTGAAAAAGGCTTTGCAGATGAAGTGATGACCTTTGATGATATTGGTGCAGTTGCAAGTCTTGGAGATGGACTGTTGCCACAAGCTGTTATTGATGACTTCTACGCTAACCGTAGCAAGCGTAAGTCAGAAATTCAAAACATGCTACGAGAAATTGAAAAAGAAGAACTACTCAGAGGGCTATAAGCTCTTTTTTTAATACCGTAAGGAGAAGAAAGAAAATATGTTTAAAGAAAAAATGAAAGAACTTAAAGCACAAATTTTTAACATTGGTGCTGAAATTGTCGCCAAGACAGATGAATTGAAATCTGTTTTAAATTCTGATGATCTCGAAAAAGCTCGTGAAATCCGTGCTGAAATCGACAACTTGAAATCACAAAAAGAAGAAGTAGAAAACAACTTGAAGACTTATGAAATCGCAGTAGAAGGGGCTGGAATGGAAGCGACTATTGAAAAACACGAAGTAAAAACAGACGGTAAAACTTACCGTGATTCTGTAAACGAATGGGTGCGTACTAAAGGTGCAGTTGCTGATTCGAATTTGAAACTTGAAGGAAAAGACCTTCTTATTCCTATGAATGCAGCAGTAAACCCAACACAAGACGGATTGAAGACGGTTGAAACTGGAAAAGTAACTAGCAAAGAAATCGTAACTACACCAATTCGTGAAGTTAAAACAGTTCTTGACCTTAAACAATTCGTGACAACTCACAAAGCATCTAAAGGTGAAGGTTCATATCCTATTCTTAAACACGCTACATCTAAGATGGCAAGCGTAGAAGAGTTGGAAAAGAACCCAGCTCTTGCTAAACCAGAATTTACAGATGTAGCATGGAAAGTTAAAACTTACCGTGGTGCGATTCCGCTTTCACAAGAAGCTATTGACGATACAGATGTTGATCTTCTTGCAATCGTAGCTGAAGCAGCTAACCAAATTAAGGTTAATACTACTAATGATGCAATCGCTACTGTATTAAAAGACTTTGAAGCTAAGACTGCTGCTGATCTTGATGCTATCAAAGAAATCTTGAATGTAGACCTTGACCCAGCTTACAACGTATCATTCGTAGTTTCACAAAGCTTCTATCAAAAACTTGACACTTTGAAAGATAAGAACGGTCGCTACTTGCTTCAAGATTCTATCGTTTCTGCATCAGGTAAAGCTTTCCTTGGTCATCCAGTATTTGTAGTTTCAGATACAACTCTTGGTGCAACTGGTGAAGCTAAAGCCTTTATCGGTGATGTACAACGTGCTGTACTCTTTGCTGACCGTCAAGAATTGGGTCTTCGCTGGACTGACAATGAAATCTACGGTCAATACTTGCAAGCAGTTGTACGTTTTGACGTTAAGAAAGCAGATGCTAAAGCTGGTTACTTTGTAACTATGCCCTAAGACTCCCCCGATTAGTGGGGGTGTCTCACGGTCAGCGGTTGAATTAGCAAAACCAACTGCTAGTAGCACCAAACAAGATATTATGTCTTATTTAGATAGTAAGGGAATTTCTTATTCTGCTTCTCAAACAAAAGAACAATTACTAGCCTTGATTGGAGGTTAGAAATATGGAAGCTAAAAAGAATGGTTTTCTCGAAGAGGTTAAGTTATATTGCAAAATTGACTATGACTTTGAAGATGATTTACTGATTGAACTTATCGAATCGGCAAAAGAGCAGATTTGTTTCGCAATTGATAATGATTTAAACCCAGATGATTTAGTGGATTATGCTAAATTCCGTTTAGCTGTCAAAAAGCAAGTCAAAGAAGAATATGAACATCGTGGAATGTCAGCAGATACCATGCGCTATCCATTGGCAAATGGTGTGCTAAACATCATCCACCAACTCAGAACACGGAGGGAAAGTTAATGCGAACACGTAATATGAATGTTCGCATTACTTTTTTTCAAAAAGTAGGTGGACAAAACGAAGATGGAGAAGTATTAGACTTTGAAAGGAAGGACTTATATACTTGCTGGGCAGAAGTGTCTAAAACATCTATTAAAGATTTTAGAGAAAGTGCGACCGTCACAAAAGCAAGTGGTTTGACTGAACATAAAGATACTAAAACGTTCTTGATTCGTCATCTTCCAAAACTTCCTTTTGATAATTCTTGTTTTGTAGAATTTGATGGCAATGAATATCAAATCGTCGCCATCGAACGTGATTATGCAAGCAAGGAAATTGATTTAATCAAGGGAGTGATGGTGTCATGACAAGGGGATTGGATTTATGTCTTCAAAACCTTGCTAAACTTGAAGCAAAAGCTCCTAAAGTTGCCCGTGAAGCAGTCACAATGGTAGCTAAAGAGTTTGAAAAAGAACTTGAAGTAAATACTCCAGTTTCTGATGAGTTTACACCCACTCGTTTGAAAGAAGATATAAGAATCAGTAATTTCAAAGGCGGTGGAGATGCTCCTTCAAAAGATATTGGATTTGGTCGTTCTACTGGATGGCGTGCAAAATATCCGAATGCAGGAACAATTTATCAAAAAGCACAGGACTTCGAGGAAAAGACTATCAATGCAGTAACTCCTCGTGCTAAAGAAATTTACATAACAAAAATAAGGGAGGTGTTAAAATAAATGATTGCTGAAACTGAAGCTTATAAACTTTTGGTGGCAGATGAAAAGTTAAATCAACTTTTTAATGAGTTTAGAGGTAAGGAGTTTCCGGGATACAAACAAGGTATCTTTACTTATGATATTCCTGAGAAACCTACAAACTTAAAACGAAAAGAGCTTGCTCCGTTTGCAAGAATTTATTTAACTTACGAAGCACCTCACAAGTATGCAGATGATGAAATCATCTCAATGGAACAACGTATCACAATCAACTTTTGGTGTAAGAACGCAAAGCAAGCTGACCAAATTGCCAAAAGAATGGATGCGGTACTAGAAGGTAGCGGATTTGAACGCTACACAGCAAATGAGAAACCTCGATACATGGATGACGATATTGGACTGTTAATGAATGTCCGAAAATATCGTCTTTTTGATTGGAGTGATCTCGAAGAAATGAAAGGAAAATAAATAAATGTCTAAAGTTAAATTTGGTTTACGTGGATTTGAATATGGGGTTTTGGATAACAAGAACCTTGTAACAGGAGAAACTAAAAAAATCCCTGGAATTAAAACAGCGAAATTGGATATCACAAATGAATTGAACACTATCACAGCAGATGATGGACCATACGTAGTATTGTCTTCTGGTATCACTGGAACAACTCTTGAAGTGTCATGGCTTGATTTGGGTAGTGAAGCTCGTAAAGACTTCTACGGTATCACTGTTGAAAACGGTGTTGAAAAATACAATAAGAAGATGACTCCAAACGATATCGCTTGCTTATTCCGTACAACTGGTGATGATGGTAAAGGTATCTGGGTTGGTCTTCTTAAAGGTAAGTTCTCTCTTCCAGGAATGGATTTGGAAACTAAAGACGGTTCACCAGAACCTAAAAATGATACTGTTTCTGGTAGCTTTGTGGCTCGTGGAGACGATGATGATGCTCTTGTAATCGTAGTTGGTCGTGAAGACAACCCACAATTCCAAGAAGTTGAATTCCGTAAATTAGTCTTCCCAAAGTCGTAAGTGGAGCTGCGCCTGCGAGTGCAGTAGCCACAAGACAAGAGTAATTAGGCTAGGCTTGGTTTTTCCAAGCCTTTATTTTTTTAAGGAGTTAATAAATGTTTGAAATTAAGTTTAAAAAAGCGGGTGTTTTGAAAGAATTTTCTAAAGACTATGTAAATGTTGAAGATAATTTACTAGCATTAGAGCATCAAGTACGACAAACTGCATTATATGAAAATAAAGAGGATTTGTTAAATCCTATTAAACATCGTGAATTAAATGAAGCGTATCTTACTATGTTTGTGAAAATGTACGGTGAGCAATTTGAAGTAGATGATCTAAAATGTGCGAGTGTTGAAACACTTGAAACTTTGAATGACTTATACCTTGCTGCACTCGGTGGAAAACAAGAAGAAAAAGAGATCACAGAGGGAAAAAAGAAGAAAAAGGGTTAAGCCCTAAAGAAGCTCAAAATAATTTATTAGTTTGGGTTCAATCATTGATGAGTCAAGGATATACAATCCATGACATTAAAAGTATGCGTTTATCAGATTTTGATTTGATGGTGCAAGCTTTGGAAACAAAAGAAAGCAAAGAGGAAGAAGAAACAACCCTTGACAAGGCCTTTCCATTCCTTTTTGGATAAAAAGAAAGGAGATTAAATGGCAAGTAATATTGGTGAATTAGTCGCCACTGCAACCTTAGATGTCGCTCCTTTTCAGTCGAATGTCGGGAGGTTGAAAACCTATTTAAAAGGTGTCGATAATTCCCTAAAAGCGATGGAGAACAACTTTAAAGGTGCTGGAAAAAATGTCAGCAACTTAAAAGGTCTCTTATCCCAGACTGGTTCAGCTTTAAACTCATATCAGAAGATTTTGAGTTCACAAAGTGAACGATACAACCAATTAAAAGCAAGCATTGGAGATGTATCTACTGCTACTGCAGAGCAGAAACAGAAATTAGTTGAAGCAAGTGCCAGTATGACAGCAACTGCTGCTAAAGTAGCTGAATTACAAAATCGCTATAATCAATTGGCTAGTTCTATGCGACAAGCTTATATCGATGATAGTGCATTTACTAAATTCGGCAAAAGTGCACAGGAAGTTGGCAATAAAATCAGTCAAATGGGTCAAACTGTTTCTGGTTTTGGTTCTGCATTAACGAAAGGTGTGACTGCTCCAATTGTGGCTGGTGCAGGTCTTGTAGTTAAAGCTGCAATCGACTATGAATCTGCTTTTGCGGGTGTTAAAAAGACAGTTGATGAAACTGCAACAGTATCTTATAAAAACTTGTCAGACGGTATCCGTCAAATGGCCAAGGAATTGCCAGCTAGTGCAGTAGAAATTGCAAATGTAGCAGAAGTAGCAGGTCAGCTTGGTATTAAAGCAGAAGATATTCTCTCATTCTCTCGTACTATGATTGATATGGGAGAATCAACCAACTTGAGTGCTGAAGAAGCTGCAACTGCAATCGCTAAAGTAGCAAATATTATGGGATTGACATCAGAAGATTATTCAAGGTTTGGTGCATCCGTTGTAGACCTTGGTAACAACTTTGCCACAACTGAAAAAGACATCGTAATGATGGCCAATCGTTTAGCGGCAGGTGGTAAACTTGCTGGACTAACTGCTCCTGAAATCTTAGGTCTTGCAACTGCTATGAGTAGTGTAGGTATTGAAGCAGAAGCAGGTGGTACTGCCATGACTCAAACTCTTACTGCTATTGGTAATGCAGTTTCATTGACTACTAAGGACTCAGCAGATGATTTAGCATTGATTGCTAAAGTTGCAGGAACAACATCAGAAGAATTCCAACAAGCTTGGAAGGAGAAACCAGCTGAAGCGTTACAATCATTCATTAAAGGTCTAAATACAGCCCGCGAAAAAGGCGCAAACATGGATGCTATCTTGATGAAATTAGGCATGACAGGTGTTAGACAAGGTAATATGCTTAAATCTCTTGCTTTATCATCAGATAAAATGGGAGCAGCAGTCGAACGTTCTAACCAAGCATGGAAAGAAAACACTGCATTGACCAATGAAGCAAATAAACGTTATGAGACCACTGAGTCTCAACTACGGATGTTTAAAAACCAATTGACAGATATTGCAATTGAGTTTGGAGGACCATTAGTTAAAGCTCTAAGAGAAGGACTTAATGCAGCAAAACCATGGATTGAAAACCTATCAGAGTTAGCTAAGAAGTTCAGTTCATTATCGACAGAGCAACAACAAAATATCTTGAAATGGGGATTGTTTGCAGCAGCATTAGGCCCTGCTTTGAAGTTATTGGGTGGTGGTATTTCAGTTATTGGTGGTTTTGTTAAAGCAATAGGTGGTTTGTCAAAAGGTATTGGATTCCTAAGTGGTTCAGCTAAATATCTTGCTAATTTACCAGTTGGTTTAAATGCTTTAGCTGGATCAGCAGGAGCAGCAGAAACTGCAATGGCAGGTGTATCAACTGGAGCTGGTTCTTTATCTGGTGCATTTGGTGCTCTTGCAAATCCTTTAGGATTGATAGTTGGTAGTATAGCCTTAGTAACTGCAGGTCTTGTCTATCTTGGGAATGAGAAAGATAAAGCAAGAATCAAGACGGAAGAATTTGGTTCACAACTAAGCGATACTGCAAGAGGAGAGTTAAGAAGTTTCCAAAAAACAGTAGATGAAACAGCTACTGCAGTCGCAAACTTTGGAACTCACGCTGGCGATGTTGAAAAAGTAACTGGTGCTTTTAAAAAGCTTTATGATGAAGTAGCAGAGAGCGCAGAGAAGGCCAACAAACGTATGGAAGAACTCGGTGCTAAATGGGGTCTTAGTGAAGAAGATATTGCTAGAGCCAAAGAGAAAAATGGTCAGGTTGTATCTAATACAGAAGCCATGATGAATCAAATCAATGAGATTTATCAACGTCACAATGGAGATGCTAGTAAATTTTCTCAAGAAGAAAAAGAAATCATCTTGAATAACCAAAATGAGATGATTAAGGCTAAACTTTCTATGATGAACCTATCTGCTGACCAACAGAAAGAAGCATTGCAAGCGCTGAATGGAGAAGTTGCAAGTCTAAACGAAACTCAATTAAAACACACTAAAGATGTTCTTAAGCAAGCATTGGATGAAGAAAAGACACTTTATGAAACATCCAAAGGCGAGTTGAAAGAGTTACTTGATGGGAAAGCTATTGATCAAGAGACTTACAACAAGAAAATGCAACAACTTGAAGCTAACCACACTCAAACTATGGAAGCATTGGGTACTAAGTATTACCAAGTCATGAAAACTCTTGATGCAAAAGTTAAAGCCCGCACTGGTCAAAGCTGGAACTATTGGGAAGAAGCCAAGAAAGTTTTAGAAGAATATGGGCTATCCTATGAAGAAATCGGAAAGAAAGCTGCAGAAGCTTCTCAAAAGGTAGGTAATTCACACAGCATCCTTGCTAAATATACCAGCGATATGAGTAAGGAAGTTAAAGAAGCAAACGATGCTTGGTCTTTACTTGTTGGGAATATTGACAAGAATGGTAATTTTGAAATTAAATCAAATGTCAAGGAAGTGATTGGAGAAGCTGCTAAATCTGCAGAAGGTTGGGAGCAATTACAATTCATTGCTAAAACAGCTGATATTAACTCAAATGCTCGTGTAACTATCGCTGAAGCACTTGTAGAATCTGGCAAGTGGAAAGATATGACACTTGAGGAAAAACAAGTAATTGTTCAAAATCAAGCTGGTTTACAAGCTATCTTTGATAGCGAAAAGAACCTCAAGATTTGGAATGATATGCCTGCTAATGTTAAAGAGCTTCTTTTAAAGAATACTGATATCATGAGCAAGGCAGATGAAGCCACAAAGGCTCTTGCCAATTATGATGCTTTAGCTCCAAAACAGAAGGAATTGCTTGCTACGGATAAAAGTTTCAGAGATACAGTATCTCGTTCTACTGATTCTTTGAAAAATTGGAATGCAATAACACCATTCACAAAAGATTTGCTAGTAGATCCAAATAACGCTTTATATTTTACTCAACTATCAATTGATAAAATGACTGCTTGGAATCTTGCCACTGCTGAAACTAAGTCATTAGATGCAGTTGATAATACAGCTGGTGCAGTCGCAAGTGCATTATTAAGCGTGAACTCTCCAAAACAAGAAGCACCAATTGGTATTAATGCAACGGATTTAACAGGACCAGAATCAGCGTCTGCAAGTGCTGGAATCAATGCGATTAAGCAAAACTTTCCAATTGATATCAATGCTACGAATCAGACACAAGGTGAAGCAAATTCAGCAAGTAATGCAGTAAATGCTGTTAAGCAGGACAGTCCTATCAGTATTAGAGCTGAGAATAACACACAAAGTGCCATTAGTAGTGTATTAGGAGGTTTAGCATCGTTACCAGCGGTAAAATTCATTGATATTATCACAAGAACATTTACACAGAAACACGCAAAAGGTACTAACAACCACCCAGGTGGTCTTGCAACGGTCAATGACCAACGAGGAACACTCTATAAAGAAATGGTTACACTTCCTGATGGTACTTCATTCATTCCATATGGTCGAAATGTGACACTACCACTGCCTCAAGGAACTAAGGTCATGCGAGCAGGTAAAACTCGTAGCTTGATGAATCGTTTAGGTATTCCAAACTATGAAAATGGAATTGGATTTGAAGATACAAAGATTTCGCATCTAACTAGACGGATTCAGAGTATTAATACTAAGAATAGCACCCGTGGATATCAGAATACTTCTTCTACAATCGGTGGATATAGTGGTGGAGATAACCAAGCTGTTGTTTCAGAATTAGTTAGTTTGAAAGAAAGTTTAGAGAATTTATTAGGTCGTTTGTTGGATAAAGATACCAATACTTACCTTGATGGACGAGTGATTGCAGAAAGTTCTTACCAATATCAAGGCAATATCATGAGAAGGGAGGGCATTTAATGTCGAATTATTTAAAAATAAATGATTTCACAACATCTGGTTTAAGAAATTGTGTGGTTGTAGACTTTGGAACAATCCGTTCTGCCATCCCTCGTTTCTCAGAACAAATGAAGTTGTATGGTACGAATGGTAGCTACAATCAAGTTGATGGCGCTTATGAAAATTATGAAAGAACTATTCGTATATTCTTTGAGCGTTTCTCTGATTTAGCAACTTTGGTCGAAAAATTCAGAGCAGTAGGAAATCAATTGGAATTTAGTTACCAGCCTGATTCAGTTTTCTATGCAGACTTACTAGATACTGAAATCACTCCTAAAGGAATGTATGGTTGGGAATTGGCAATCAAGTTAGACATGCAACCGTTCAGGTATCCGAAGAATGTCGCACCAGTTGTACTAACAAGTGCTGGAACGATTGATAACATTGGTACAGTCTATTCAGAGCCTGTCATTGAGATTGAAGGCAATGGAGATGTGTCGCTCACTATCGGACGTAAAACCATGCATTTAACGGTTAATAATAAAACTACAATTGACTGCAGGCAAGGGGAACAAAACATCTTTAATGCCAGTGGGGCAGTGCAGAACACACTCAGAAAACGTGGTGGGTTCTTTGAAATTCCTGTTGGTCGCAGTGGTGTGACATTTACAGGTAATGTACGTAAGGTAACTATTCGTCCGAATTGGAGGTATCTAGTATGATTTATTTAACAGACGGGAATATACCTCTGAATGCTGCCTATGCTGACGAAATAGTTCAGATAGATAGAAATACCTATCAATTAACATTCAAATTTCCTACTAACAACATTTTGTGGCAACGCTTGAGAGAAGAAACATTCTTGACTGCCGACGATCTACACGGTGAGCAAGATTTTGTTATTTTTGAAATTGAAAAACAACATGGCTATATCCAGGTCTATGCTAATCAAGTCATGACCTTGTTAAATCACTATGTCGTTAATCCAATCAATCTTGACAGAGCGACTGGTTCAACTGCTTTAAGTCGTTTTGCAGGAAGCATCACTCGTGACAATCCATTCTCATTCTTCTCAGATATTGATGATAGACATACCTTTAATACCGATACTAAGAATGCTATGGAAGTCTTGACCAAGGATAAACACTCTATTCTTGGTCAGTGGGGTGGTGATTTAGTCAGACATGGTTATCAGGTACGTTTATTGAAAAATGGCGGTTCAGAGAATGAATCGCTTTTTATGTACAAGAAAAACCTATCCAGTTATCAACATAAGACATCTACTAAGTCTTTAAAGACTAGAATCACATTTAAGACTACGGTCAAAGGCGAGGGAGAGAATGCTGATGATAAGCATTACAAAGTAGTTGTCGAAAGTCCGCTGATTAATAAATACAACCAAATCTACGAAGATGTGGTAGAGGTCAACGACCAAGACGTTAAGGATGAAGCAAGCCTTAGAGAATATGGCAAGCAGTATTTCAGAACTAGCCTATGTGACCTCATGGAAGATAGCCTTGAAATTGATGTTGTTGGTAGAAGTGATGTTCCAGTACAGATGTTTGATGTAGTTAGTGTCTACCATGAAACGTTTGACTTGGATGTAAGGAAGAAAATCACTAAGTATACTTACTCACCAATGGCTAAGAAATTGAAGTCTATTGGTTTTGGAGAGTTTAAATCTGGTCTTGCAAATGCGATCGGTAATGTCGTAAGTGATGCAGTTAAGAATGAGACTTATATCTTTGAGTCAAGGCTTCAAAAGGAAATCAAAAACGCTGACTTAGACTTTGACCGTAAGATTCAAGGTATCAAGAATGAAATCACAGATAGTATTGAACAAGCCAAAGCTGTAGCTGAAGAGAACAAGAAAAAACTCTCTGACGAAATCAACAGACGGTTTCAGGAGTTCAGCCCGTCAGGTTTTGAGGAAGCCAAAGCCAAAGCAGAAGAAGCTCTACGAAAAGCTGGAGCAAGCGCTAACCTTATCGAGGAAGCGAAGAGAATTGCGGACAGCAATGCTAGGGATTTAAACGCATTTAAAACCTCGACTCAAAAAGAACGTGAGAAGTTATCAGACGAACTGAAACGCTACTCTCGAGAGGAAGCCGAGAACAAACTGACAGAAATCAGGGAAGTTCTGGCTAGTGACTATGTTTCAAAAAGAACCTATGTAGAAGATGCAGAAGGGACACGTCAACGACTCGAAGCTATAACACAAGACAACAAGTCTAAATTAGCAGAGTACAAACAAACAGTCGACGGTCAATTTACAAATCTATCTAGTCAGATTGATGATAAGGTAGACAGGTTGGATTTCCAACAAGTCAAAGAAACTAGCCAACTTTTCGAGCGTATCTTGGGTAGGACTGATTCAAACGTCGCTTCAAACGTTGCCCGCATGGCCTTGACATCAGAATTGTTTGAGGTCGAAGTAGGCAAGAGATTTAGCAACCTTACTAATCTATTTTACGCTCCGACCAAAATTCCAAAGTACATTTCATCAGTCGCAACAGATAATCACTTGGAACGTGTTAGTTTCGGGGATCATGACGGAATACGAATTAACTATACTGACTCTATGTCTGGGTGGCTAGGGGTTCGGTTTCCGCTTACTAAAAAGTTTGTGAAACAAGGAGAAAGCCTTGGCTATCGTATTGAAATTTCAGTTGACAAAGTCCCAAAAGATGGTAGAGTTCTAATTCAGTTGTTGGATAATACCCCAAGTTTGGGAATGTACTACAATTCTCAAATTATACTTAATAAAACTGGTAATCAGGTATTTACAGGTTATTTGGATATTCCGTATACTGGAGAGCTAAACGAGTACTCTATCAGGTTCACACTGACAAGTCCAGGAAACATCGTTATCCATAAACCAATGGTTATCAACCAACGTTTAATTCCTAATGAATTCGTGGACAGTACTGACTATAACAATGAGTATAATCGTGTGACTATGTCACTGATGAAAGATAGCTATGCTATCAAGGCTTTGAATAGCGCAGGAGATCTCATTGCTGGAATTAACGTAGGAGCTAACGGAAATAACCGCATCGACGGTCGAGCTACTCATATTACTGGAGAAACCTTGATTGACAATGCAGTTATCAAATCGGCCATGATTGATAAACTCAAAACTGCCAATTTTGAAGCTGGTTCAGTAACTACTACTATTTTAGGGGCAAACTCCGTTACAGCTGATAAGATGGTCATGGATCAAGCTATGGCAAGACGATTCGTTTCAAGTGATATCTTCACGGATACTTTAGCTGCTAAAACCGCATTTATCAATAAATTACGAGCAGTAGTTGTAACTGCGACATTACTTGAAGGTTTTAAAGGTCGTATCGGTGGATTCCAAATCGGTACTCATGACAAAGACCCATCTGTGTATTGGCTAACTGGTCAAAATCAATTCGATGTTGGGATGAGTAATGGTAGTTCTAGTTGGGGACAAACAGCCCTTTGGGTGAACTGGGGCAATAACTGGAACAAAGCAGGTGACTACGCTTGGTTTGTGAAACGTACAGGAGAGATGTTCTGTTATAACAGAGCGCAATTTTGGAATACACCCGTGGTTCATGGCAATTTAATTGTGACAGGTCATATTTTTTACGACAACAGACAATCTGGCGGTAAGGCAGGCCATTGGGTGTCTTCCGAAAATTACTCGCGTATTGATCCATCAGGTGGTTCGCTTTATCTTTATTATTCAGGAGGAGGTTACGACTGGATACCGATGAACAAAGACGTATCTGACCGCAGATATAAACACAACATTGAAGATAGCAAGGTCTCAGCTTTGGAAGTTATCGATCGTCTGAAAACTTACTCATATCGCAAGGAATACGATGGGAAAATCGAAGATATATCATGTGGTATCATGGCTCAAGATGTTCAAAAATATGTACCAGAAGCGTTTTATGAAAACCCAGATGGTGCATATTCTTACCGTTCATTTGAACTCGTACCTTATTTAATTAAGGCTATTCAAGAACTCAATCAGAAATTGGAGAAAATAAATGAAGGAAGAAATTAATCAACTAATCATTCAAAATTTAAGTGTTGATATTGGACTGAAAGCAAGCGATTCAGCGACCTATAAGGCATTATATGAAATCACGCAGAAACAACTCAATGAAATTTTAGATCTCATTGAGTCAAACGAAGAATTAAAAGCAAAATTTGAAGAACTGAAAGGACAAACAAAATGACAGTAAACAACTACACCTTAGCGACTAAACCTTATACTCGTGGTTACGGAGACAAAACGACAACCGTTGTAGAAATCCGTTTACAAGACGGAAACCGCTACAGCACCAACCAACGTGAACTAGTTGGCGACCGCACACAAGACCAAGAAGACGTGCTTATCCAAGCGGTATTGGATATGGTGAAAGCTGAATTAGATCCGGGAAGTGCAATCGTCAAAGCTCAATCTAAAATTGAGCAAGCTGAACAGAAGCTCGCTCAGACTGAAAATAAACAGAACGAGTTACTTGAAATCACTGAGAAAATCAATAAGGTAGTTCGTGTGATGGCTCAAGATTCAATCATGGGCGAGAAAATCGCTTACGGTACTACTTATAAGGAACTCGTTGAACTCTTTCCGCTTGTAAAAACTGGTGAGAGCTACGCTCCTGGTTCAATGTTTGCGATTGAAGATCCAGAACATGTTGAATTGAATGGCGAAGGTAAACGCATCTTGATTCAAACTAACCAGCAATTCATTTATCAGGGCGAAACAGTCAAACAACTTGAAGGTTCACCATCTCAAAATGGAATCCTTGCAGTTTGGAAGTGGGAAGTACCTACCAAGCCGTCAAGTGAACTAGATACACAACCCGTTCAATAGACCACTATTTTAGAAAAGGGGTGGTTTAATTGGAATTTATAACTTTACTAGATAAACTCACGCCCGTTTTAATTGTGATTATTCCGAGTTATTTCTCGTTCAAAAGTACGCAGAATACAAAAGAAACTGAAAAACAAATCAACGTTCTTACGGATAAAATCGGGGATCTTGAAAAATCAGTTCACGCAGTCGAGGAAATTGGGAAAGATAACAATAAAAATCTTTCGCTAATCGGAAAAGGCTTGCAACGGTTACAACGCTTTCGATTGCAAGAAAACTTTAAAAAAGCAATACGACGTGGGAATACAAGTCAACATGAAATCGAAGAACTTTCAAGGCTGTATGAAAGCTACGTCGAATTAGGCGGAAACGGTGCTATCAAAATATTGTTTGAGAAATTTCTCAAGCTAGAAATCAAAGAGGAAAATGATGATGAATAAAATTAACTGGTCAGTACGACTTAAAAATAAAAACTTTTGGCTTGCCTTAGTACCAGCTTTGGCACTACTTGCACAAGCGTTTGCGAATATCTTTAATTTTTCACTAGAGTTTGGCGACACAGTTGATAAAATTCTAGTGTTTATCAATGTTTTGTTTGCGTTTCTTGTATTGGTTGGTGTTGTCAATGATCCGACAACCGCCGGACTTTCAGATAGTGAAAGAGAGTTAACTTATATAGAACCTAAGAAA